CGGTTGCCGCGACAACACCGCTACCAGCGGCTACTGGTTCCGCAATGACGAGGGGAATCCATGCCAAGGCCGAAAGCTTTGCGCAGCGTGTGACCCCAGCATCGGCAAGTGGCACGGCGTGTTCAAGCGTGAATACCTGCCCAAGGGCGAATTCTTCACCAACCGCCAAGGGAATCTTGAGCACAAGACCACCGGCAAGCTTTGCCACGAGTACCTGGCCGAGGAGCAGCACTGATGGACACCAACAAGATGCGCGATATCAGCCGCGAGCAGTTTGAAGCCTGGCACCGCAGCGTGGTCGACGGCGATCCGCCGCACGAGAAATACAGCAACGGCGACTACCGCAACCAGCACGTGCAGCGGTACTGGCTTGGCTGGCAGGCCTCCCGCGAGGCCGTGGTGGTGGAGCTGCCAGATCGCGATGTTGAGCAATGCGCTTACTCGCTCGGCTTCAACTCGTGCCTCAAGCAGTCGCGCGCAGCCATCGAGGCCCAGGGCCTGAAGGTGGCGTCATGAAAATCGCAATTGGAATCGTCGGATCCTTAGTTTTGGCTGGGTGGCGTTTTCCGTCGCCACTTGATGCCACAGATCGCTACGTTCGTCCGGCTCACACGCTCAGCAGTTGGGGTAAGCAGCCATGACCGAAAAGATCAGCGTCAACTGCCAAGCCAAGCTCTCCGAGGCCGTGACCATGCTCACCCGCATGTTCCGCGACAAGAAGTTCGTAGTGGTGAGCATGCGCCCGGGCAAGGACCGCACTCTGGACCAGAACGCCCTGTGGTGGGCGATGTACGACCGAATCGCCAAGAGCACCGAGATGGGCGACATCGAGGACGTGCGCAGGTACTGCAAGCTGCACTTCGGCGTGCCGATCATGCGCGCTGGCTGTGATGAGTTCCGCACCGGCTGGGCCGAGTCGTTCATCCATCTGCCGTATGAGGTGAAGCTTCGCCTGATGGGGCCGTGCGCCATGTTCGGGCCGGATGGCTTCCCGGTGACCCGGCTGTTCGATCGGGCCCAGGGCTGTCAGTACACCGACCGCATCGTGACTGAGTTCGCGCCGCAGGGTGTGGTATTCAGCGACCTGCTGGGGGAGGAGGCGGCATGAAGTCTGGCTATGGAGCGGTAACTGCGCTGCTTGGTGGTGCCCTTGCGGCGCAGCTGGCGGTGATGGGTATCTACATGAACGCCCCGGGCTTTTGGATGATCTTCGGCACCGCGCTGGCCATGGGTGGCGTGTTCTACAAGTGGGGTGACGAGATATGAGAGTCGTCAGCAAGAAGGTGCGCGAGAGCGCCCGAGGCCAGGACTGCACCGTCCGCATTCCCGGCACCTGCAACTTCAACCCCGAAACCACCGTGCTGGCGCACCTGCCTTGCGGGCAGAAGGGCATGGGCATGAAGGGCTTCGACACCGTGGCGGTATACGCCTGCAGCGCCTGCCACGACGTGCTCGATGGTCGAGGGAAGGGCGAGGTGGACTGGTCCGACATGCCACGGGCAATCGCTGAGACTCATGAGGCCCTGATCCGGGCTGGCATTCTGACCATCAAGGGGGCCGCATGACGGAACTGACACTACCGTGGCCACCGGCCGCATGCAGCCCGAACGTCCGGGTGCACTGGACCAGGAAGAGCAAGGCGGCGAAGACCTACCGGGCAGCCTGCCGCCTGCTGGCGAAGCAGGCTGGTATCCAGGCGCCGGAAGGTGGCGCACTGCTCATGCTCGAGTTCGTGCCGCCGGATCGCCGCCGGCGCGACGACGACAACCTGCTGGCGATGTTCAAGGCGGGTCGTGACGGCCTGGCAGATGCCCTGGGCATCGACGACAACGTGTTCGCCACCCAGATCAGGGTGAGCAAGGAAACGACCAAGGGCGGCGCAGTGCGCGCCCGCATCGAAGCGCAGAAGGGGGCAGCAGCATGAACTGGACACCAACCGACAGCGGCCAGCTGCTGATCCTGGCCATGGTCATCTTTGCCGGCTACGCGATCGCACGCGGCGCAGCCATCAAGGCCAAGCGCAAGCGCGAGGAGGGCGGTCCATGCAACTGAGCAGCGCAAGGATGGCATGGCACGACGCACACTACGTCCCACGGGACAGCCAGGGTGCCGTGATGCAGGAAATGGGGCTGCTGGGCCGCATGATCCAGAAGACCGACAAGCAGAGGAAGGCCGGCCACCAGGCTCACCAGGCGGTCGCTGCCCACATCCAGCGGGCGATCGACACGCTGCCGGCCCACCTCAAGGCATTCGGCAACCACATGTACAGCCCGCTGGCCACTGCTGACGATGCCGAGGAGGCGCACGAAGCGATGTTCCGCGTGGCTTATGCCGCTGGTCCGCGGATGTACGCCAAGAAGTTCGAGAAGGCCCGTCTGGTCGCGCAGGGCGTGCTCCACCGATACCGCCGCATGCACCAGGGCGGACAGAGTGAAGGGATTGACCCGTGCCCGACGCCGGAAGGATTTCGCGCATGGCTGCTGCACGTGCTGGGCCTGGAGCTTTCATCGGAGCAATGGACCAGGGAATGGGAGGGTTTCATTCAGACATGCTTCGATGCCTGCAACGATCTCGACAAGGCGGCGTTGGTCCCCGTTTCATCGGTTATAAAAATCATGAAATCTGCCGCTTGACGGAATTGTCCGGCTGGTGGCACTATTTCGCCATCCTGATAATTTTGCCTTTGGCAAACATCTCTCTGAACCCGGCCAAGTGCCGGGTTTTTTATTGCCCGAATAGGCCCTCAAGAGGCCCCGCATTTCCAGGGACATCCAATGCCAGAACCAGCAAGCACGACCGCCGGCGTCCTGCTGGTGAAGTACGGCGTGATCATTGGCGGCTTCGCAGGAGCGATCCTCTCGCTGACCTTTCTGCGAGGCCTCACGCGTGGCCAGGCGGTCGCCGCCTTCTTCACCGGCTTCGCATCCGCAGTCTTCTGCACCCCGCTTGCCATCAGCTACTTCAGCCTTGGCACAAGCGGAGAAACCCAATACGGCGTGGCCTTTCTCATAGGTCTACTGGCAATGAACATCATCCCAGTCCTGAAGTCGGTGGTGAGTCAGTTCGGAGCCAAGGGGGCTACCTGATGAGCTCAACCCTGATTCAAGTCCTGATCTGCGCAAATGCATTCCTGAGCGTGCTGGTGGTGATCGCAGCATGCGACTACCTGCGGCGCATCCGGCCCATGGATCACCCGCTGCTGGCTGCCGCGTTCTACCTGGTCGCCATCGGCGCGTTCGGGTCGTTCGTCCTGGCCATGAGCGGGCATGTGCCCACGCTGTATGGCGTGATCATGAAGCTGGGCATCGTTATGTATGCGGTTGCCCGGCGCGGGCATGTGTTCCAGGCGGGGTAGCGCGCCACAAAACAGACAAGTGCCATTTTGTGGCGCGAAGGAAACCCATGACCGAGAAGCAGCAACCAGACTGGGAGCGCATAGAACAGCTCTACCGGGCCGGCCTGCTGTCGGTGCGTGAGATCGCAGCGGCATGCGGCGTGTCCCACACCGCGATCCAGAAGAAGGCCAAGGCCCTTGGATGGGAGCGAGACCTTCAGGCAAAGATCAAGGCGAAGGCTGATTCGCTGGTTGCCAAAGCGGAGGTTGCCAAAGAAGTTGCCACGGAAACCCTGGCAACCGAGCGTGGCATTGTCGATGCGAATGCCAAGGTCATTGCTGACATTCGCATAGGGCACCGGACAGACATCGGCCGTTACCGCAGGCTGGTGAACAAGCTGCTGGAAGAGCTTGAAGGCCTGACCGACAACCGCGACCTATTCGAGCAGTTGGGCGAGCTTCTGCTGAGCCCGGACGATAACGGCATGGACAGGCTGAACGACCTGTACCGCAAGGTGATCGACCTGCCGAATAGGACCAAGGTGATGAAGGAGCTGGGCGAAACGCTCAAGAACCTCATCACGCTGGAGCGGCAGGCCTATGGCCTTGCCAACGATGATGCCGGTGGTCCGCCGCCAGCAGCCGACAATGCATTCCCAACTGACCCAGTGGAGGCGGCCAAGGCCTACCAGAAACTGATGGGCTAGAGCTATGCCGATTCCATTCCCGTTCGACTTCCGTAACCCGGACTACGGGCAGGTGTTCGAATGGCGTGCCGAGCGGTTGCAGCGCATCAGGAAGACGCCCGGCGCTGTGCCGGCCATGAAAGCGTTCTACCGAGACAATCCGGCCCAGTTCATAATCGACTGGGGCATGACCTTCGACCCGCGCAATGTTGAGCGTGGATTGCCGGCCAGCATCCCCTTCCTGCTGTTCCCGAAGCAGGAGGAATGGGTCGAATGGTTCATTGAGCGCTGGAAGAACCAAGAGCCAGGCATTACTGAGAAGACCCGCGACATGGGTATGTCCTGGCTGACTGTCGGCCTGGCTAACTCGGTCTGCCTGTTTCATCACGGCGTAGTGGTTGGCTTCGGTTCGCGCAAAGAGGAGTACGTCGACAAGATCGGCTCCCCGAAAAGCCTGTTCTGGAAGGCCCGCGAGTTCATGCGCCTGCTGCCCAACGAGTTCCGAGGCGGCTGGGAGGCGAACAAGCACGCCCCGCACATGCGCATCATGTTCCCGGGCACCGACTCGGTCATCACTGGTGAATCCGGTGATGGGATCGGCCGGGGCGACCGCAGCAGTTTCTACATCGTCGACGAGGCAGCGTTCCTTGAGCGCCCGCAGCTCGTCGATGCGTCATTGTCGGCAACCACCAACTGCCGGCAGGACATCTCAACACCAAACGGCATGGGCAACCCGTTCGCCCAGCGCCGACATGGCGGCAAGATCAAGGTGTTCACCTTCCACTGGCGTGACGACCCACGGAAGGATGACGCCTGGTACGCCAAGCAGGTCAATGACCTGGACCCGGTGGTGGTGGCGCAAGAGATCGACATCAACTACTCGGCCTCGGTCGAGGGTGTCGTTATCCCGTCCGCCTGGGTGCAGGCCGCCATCGGCGCTCACATCAAGCTCGGCATCGAGCCTACTGGGATGCGCCGTGGGGCCATGGACGTGGCTGACGAGGGTGTCGACAAGAACGCCTTCGCCGGCCGCTACGGCTTCCTGCTCGAGCATTTGGAATCGTGGTCCGGCAAGGGTGGCGACATCTACGGATCAGTGGTTAAGGCCTTCGCCATCTGTGACGAGAAGGGCTACGAGGGCTTTGACTACGACGCCGACGGCCTGGGTGCTGGTGTGCGAGGTGACGCCCGCGTCATCAACGAGGCCCGGCATGAGGTTGGCAAGCGCCGCGTCGATGATTCGCCTTTCCGTGGCTCTGGCCCCGTCTTCGACCCTGAGGGCGAGATGGTCAAGGAGCGCAAGAACAAGGACTACTTCGCGAACGCCAAGGCTCAGGCATGGTGGGCTCTGCGCCTGCGCTTCCAGGCCACCTACCGGGCCGTGGTTGAGGGTATGGAGATCGACCCGGACGAGATCATCAGTATCTCGCCCGACCTGGCCGAGCTCTCGCTGCTGACCATGGAGCTTTCCCAGCCGACCTACACCATCAACCAGGTGGGCAAGATCGTCATCGACAAGGCCCCAGAGGGCACCAAATCGCCGAACCATGCTGACGCAGTGATGATCTGCTACCAGCCGGCTACCCGAGCACTCGACATCTGGAACAGGTTGGCAGGATGAGCAAACGACATCAGACCAAGGCGCGAGCCGCGAAGGTTATCGCCGCGACCGATGCCGCTCGCAAGTCCTTCATGACTGGCGACAGCTTCGAGAACTTCGCCGCGCGCGTAGGGCTCCAGGCGAACAACCAGAACGCCGCGTCGCACTACACCTTTGACCTGGTCAGCCGCAACCGCATCCAGATGGAGGCTGTGTACCGCTCCAGCTGGATCGCTGGCATGGCGGTTGATCTGGTTGCCCAGGACATGACCCGAGCCGGCATCGAGCTGGTATCGGACATGGAGCCCGAGGAAAAGGACAAACTGAACCAGGCCATGGAGCGCCTGCAGATCTGGAACAGCCTCTGCGACAACGTGAAGTGGTCGCGGCTCTACGGTGGCTCCATCGCCGTCATGCTGATCGACGGCCAGAACGTCAGCACCCCGCTCAAGCTGGATTCGATCGCGCCAGGGCAGTTCAAGGGTCTGCTGGTCCTTGACCGCTGGCTGGTCCAGCCGTCGCTGGAGAACCTGGTCACCGAATACGGCCCGCACCTGGGCAAGCCGAAGTTTTACACCGTGCTCGCCGATGCGCAGGCCCTGGTCAACCAGAAGATTCACTACTCCCGGGTGATCCGCCTGGAGGGTGTGCAGCTCCCGTACTGGCAGCGCATCGCAGAGAACGGTTGGGGCCAGTCGGTTCTGGAGCGCCTGTGGGATCGCCTCATCGCGTTCGACAGCACCAGCTCTGGCACTGCCCAGCTCGTCTACAAGGCCCACCTGCGTACTTACAAGGTCGAGAAGCTCCGAGAGCTGATCGCCATGGGAGGCAAGGCGTTCGAGGCCTTCGTGAAGCAGATGGAGATGATCCGTCTGTACCAGTCGAACGAAGGCATGACCGTCATGGATGCCTCGGACGAGTTCGAATCGCACCAGTACAGCTTCTCCGGCCTGGCCGACGTCCTGCTCAGCTTCGGCGAGCAGATCTCGGGCGCCCTGCAGATCCCGCTGGTGCGCCTGTTCGGCCAGTCCCCGGGCGGCATGAATAGCTCAGGCGACAGCGACCTGCGCACCTATTACGACAACGTGGCTGCCTGGCAGGACCGCGACCTGCGCCCCGGCGTGACCACGCTGCTGGATGTCGTGTGCCGCTCCGTCTTGGGCAAGCCCATGGAAGACGGCTGGGACTTCAAGTTCAACCCGTTGTGGCAGCTCACCGACACCGAGAAGGCCGAGATTGGCGCCAAGGACACCAACTCGGTGGTCCAGGCCTTCGACTCGGGCATCGTCAGCCGCGTGACTGCGCTGAAGGAACTGCGCCAGTCCAGCCAAACCACTGGCCTCTGGTCGAACATCACCGACGAGGACATCAAGGAAGCGGAGAACGATCCGCCGCCTGGTACTGAAGGGCTGGAACTGCCGAATGCGAACCCTGGACCGAAAGAAGCGCCGGAACCCGGTGAAAACGAGCCGGGCGGAGCGTGAGTACCAGCGCAGCCTGACGCAGGTGGCCAGGCAGGTGGGCGCGATCATCAACGGCTTCCCGCCAGGTGATCCCGCCGCCGACCCGACCATCACGCAGATCCTGCGCCGCTATTCCGACCTCCTGAACGACTGGGCTGTGTCCACGGCCAGCAAAATGATCGCCGACGTCAATCAGGAAGACCGCAAGGCCTGGGCGCAGCGGTCGCAGGAGATGTCCAAGGCGCTGCGCGACGAGATCCTCAGCGCTGACACTGGCGCGGCAATGCGCAGCCTGCTGGCGGAGCAGGTGACGCTCATCAAGAGCATCCCCACCGAGGCCGCACAGCGGGTGCACGACTTGACCCTGAAGGGCATCGAAGACGGCGCCCGGGCAAACGAGATCGCCAAGGAGATCAGGCGGTCTGGAGAGGTGGCCGAGAGCCGCGCCCAGCTGATCGCCCGCACCGAAGTATCCCGCAC